TAACAGTGTTGCCGCACTGTTACGTCGCCGTCCCACTTATATTTAAAATCCTCCCCAAGGCCGCCTTATTCAGACGGCCTTTTATTTATATTTGCCTACAAATATCGCAACTCTTTGGCTTTTGCGATGATACGTTCGGCGACTTTAGCCTCAACCGCCGGAAGCAGATGAGCACCGCCGTCCTGCGAGAGGGACAACGGCATTACGCCATCTGTTTGTGCTTTTTTATCCGCCTCATTCGGCGTGAGGCCGCTATCTGTCCAAATCTGATCAGATAAAATATATTGCTCAATATCAAAGACATTATTGCCATATTTAGACTTGAGCCAATTATTAAATTGATCCTTGAGCTGATGTCGGTATGGGTGGTTTTCTTTAGCCCAACCCGGCTTATTATCAGCCCATACAGTCAGGACAATATAACGGGGAGACTCTTTAGGCTGAACTTGTTGAATACATTTTTCAACATAGCCTTTGATACGTTCTAAGACTGCCTGCCAGTTGCCTATATTTGCGCCGTTAATATCATTCTTGGCCGTTGCCAACACGCAAATACCATCAACACCGCCGCTGTTTTTCAGGCGTACCGGATATTTTTTACCCGGAACAACGCTATGAGCCTGGCTATCGCGCGGAATAACTTTAATATTGGCGGTTTGGCCGGTCATGACCGCCTCAATGTCATCGCCAATAATAACGACGGTAGAGTGCATACTGAAAGGCGTAACGCCTTCGCCGTAAACCAACTCGCCATCAACCATCACGCCATTTGCTTTAGCCGGAATAGTATCGACTTTAAAAGTAACTTCCACCGGGCTGCCGTTCATCGACATTAGGGCATACGCAGCCAGACTGCCGCCCTGTGCGTTGTTTACAACCGGCAGATTTTCAGCGGCGGCAACACTCACAGCCTGACCGCCGATACGTGCATTGGTGGAGTCGCCGAAGAAATTGAGGCTACGTTTCAATGCAGAAGGAGGGGAAGGAGGAGCTACCGGGCGTTCCGCCTCTTTCGGCGGAATAACAGGGCCGGACGGCATAACGGTATGGCGCTCATGCTCGACCGGTGCGCCAATATATTGAATGCCGAATCGGTCGCCTTGCTGCAAGGTATCAGAAATATTTTCAGGTTTAGCGCAATAACGCAGGTCAATAATACAGTTGTGCGGCTGAACAAGAGCGTAGCCGTCCTGCTCATCGGTTAACGCGACTAATTTATTGTCACGCAAAGAGAAATTGACCCAATCACCGGCACGCGTACCATCCGGCACTTTTACCTTCACACGCGTCAAGGTAGTGGCTTCAAATTTTAAAATGTCGCCAATACCGACACCCAACACTTCAGTTCGCATAAAACCTCCTCAAAATAATTAATAATTATTTTAAGACGTTATACAAACGCAATGCCTGGCTACACTGCACTTAGCCTTACACACCAAGCTCTAAAACAGTAGTATCGGGAGCCTGCCCAAGGATACGATTGCTCAAGACATCATAAAACACGCGCTGATTTAAAGCAGCTTGTCCGCTTAAAACAAGATTGCCGCCGCTTTGCGTTTGCGCTGCCCATGAACCGCCGCCCAAATCGCCCGTTATTTTGGCGATGCCGCGCTGTTCGCGGTTGAGCAGTGCCGTCAGGTTTTGATACAGATTAGTCATTTTGTTATCCTCAACAAAAAGATAAAAGGCCGTCTGAACATGGCTTTCAGACGGCCTTTAAAGCATCTTTAAACCAGCTTTAATCACTCGTCAAAATAGCGGTCTATCGTTACATTTTGAGTCACGACAGGCGCATCGTTTTCGATTTTAACCTCGACCGACACACCAACCACCACGCCTTGCCAGCTTCCCGAAGGCTCATTGATTTGCCAAATTTCGCCTAAATTCGCCATAGGAATGGCGTACTTATCCGATACCGGCAAAGACACCGTTTCGCGCTTATGAACGCCGGTTTCGCTTAAAGCGGCAATACCGGCGGCGAGCAAGACCGGCTGGTCGGTATAAAGCGCATTTGTCAGCGCGGAGGCACGCGGCTCACGGTTACTGCCGTTGCGGTATACGTCCGCGCCCTTGCCCTTGTTATGGCTCGGCCAAACATAAACCCCGTTGGCACGCTCCGATACATTGCGCTGGCCGCTGATGCCGAAAATCACGCTGACAGGGACACTGACATCGGCAGGCGCATCGGAAATCTCCCAAGAAGCCTTTTTCCATTTAGGCTTAAACCGGACAACAGGTCGGGCGCGGTCGCTCTCCACAAATCCCCCGGCGGCTTGAGCCAGCTCTTGCAAAACAGCAATCGGCGTTTTATCGGTCAACGAATACACATCTCCCGGAATCAACCAATCAACCATCGTCCAGCCGTCCAAATCCACACCTGTCGGGCGTAAAACCTCCGTTGCGATTTGTTGCGCATAAATCGGATTGCGGTATGTACCACGGCCTTTAGGCGCATAGTCCGCGCCCAAACGGGCGGTAACACTGCGGCCGGTTACCGTATAGCTCTTTTGCCCGAAGCGGCGGTTGTCGCTGTAATCTTCCGCGATGATGACAAAAGTATCCGCATTGATTTGCACCTCGATTTCGGCTTCCCGGCCTTTCGGGCGGACATCAGGATTAATCTTGGCGAAATCATCGGGCGAAACCGTCAAACTGCCTTGCCAACAATAACCGGCAGTGTCCGTCGTAAAGGACGCAGAAAACAGCCCGATCGGCTGGCCGTCAACCGTAGCCTTAATAATATTTTGCATGATATATCCGTTTAAAACAGGAGTGCTTACCGTATCAAAACAAGCAAACGGCAGCGGAATATGGCGCGCATCGTGTGCAATCTTTTTGCGATAAAACCGCAGGTTCAGCCGGTTTGAAGGCGGGCGGATACCGCAAACATAAGTTTCAGGCACAGGTTCCGGCTCAACCGGAATCTCATAATACTCGCAAGGAACAGCCAAAGCAGGAAGGCTTTGCGGATGCGCACAGCGTGCCAATACCGCCGCCTCGCGCACCTCCGATACCAAACAATCGTCCACCGGCGCATCATCGGAAAACACACTCTCCGAACACGCCGCCAAAGCCTCACCAATGCTTGCCGACGAGCCGTCCGCATTACAGCCGCTTAAGAACAAATCATCGGGGAAAGCATCATGCAGACAGCCGTCCAGACCATCCATTCCGACCTGCACCGCCTGCATACACCCGGCAACCCCGTCAGACAAGCCGACCGTTTCACGCAGGCAGCTTTCCAATTCAGGCATATCCGAAAAGGCCGTCTGAAAACAAACCGCCTCCCCGACAGCCTCCGCCGTTATTCCCGACACTTGGGCAGCCATATCGCCCAAATCATAACGCCCAGCCGCGCATACCGCCTGCGTTGACACCGCCTGCTGCACAAAGCCCCACGCCCCCGAAACAGTCGCATAACCATCCGGAGGGCGATACGGATTAGGCTTAGGCGGCGTATCAGGAACAATCTCGCCGCCGTCCTCAATATGGCGTAAAGGCCGTCTGAACGCCAACGGCAAGAGCCTGGACGGCGGACGGGAGCCAATCGCCAAGCCGAAAGGCAAAGGGATACGCGCCGAATCAGCATAAATTTTGTCTTCGGACATTTCAGACGGCCTCAACCGCCGCCGTCACGCTCGACATAAGGCTTAATAAAATCATAAGAAACAGGCTCGTATTGCTTTTTATAATCCGTCGCCACCATCAAATACTCCTCATCTTCCTTGAGCCGGTCAAAGCGGTAGCTGCCGTCGTCCTTGCTCCAAGTATCGGCGATGCAGTACATATTAGGCCGGGCAAACAGATAAATACGGCGCGAAGCCGGCTGACCGCCCACCGTAACAATGCCCGTACCTTCGCCGGCGATATAGCCGTGGCCGCCGTATTTCCAATGCGGCGACTTGACAGCACGGCTTCGCCCAATCCGATTGACGATTTTGCTACGCAACTTGCCGTGCTTAACGGCAAGACGGCTGCGGAAAACGTAATTCGGCATGGCTTACAGCTCCCAGGCTGTGAGGTTTACCAAAAAAGAGCCAGCTCCCATTGCATTGATATACATAAATCTGTCTTCGCTATCGTCTAAATTGTCGTAAACCGTTCCCATCGGAATAACGTTAAACGAGGGCATGACTTCGCCAATTTTCATAAAACCGGGAAACAATCCGCGAAGCGCATATCTGCCACCCACAATTGGTTCTTGCAGATAAATATCATCCGCTATAAAACCACCTGTAATAGGATTAGGATAGTCACCATATTTACCATATGCTTTACTTGTAAGACTCAGAGAGGAAGGATTATCTCCCTTATAATCACGCATCGGCACCACAAAAATAACAACTCCATCACCTGAGCCATAAACAACGTTATCATCTATATCTGATACATATCCAAGCAGAGTATTGGCTTCATCAGCCACGGCGAGACTGGAGAAGTTGCCAAAAATAAAAAACGAGCAATAATCCTGCCATAAAATAATTAAAGTAAATGTGCGCTCATTGCCGACCACAACCCATTGGATCTTATCCCGGCTATTGTCGTTTTTTTTGTAAATGAAATTGTAAAATCCACTGCTGTTGTTAACCTTTTGTTTGACTTTCCCCGCCTTTGCCGATGTCGGCTCCAAAAGACCGCATAAATCAACGTATCTTGCACGGTCTCCATATTTTGAGTCATCCACCCCCAGCCACCACTTTGTCGCCTTCGGGTGCGTACTGCGGAAGCAGGCTTCCTGCGTCTTTTCAAACGCCATTTCCCAGCCCAGCCCGTCCTTGCGTTTATTACCTTCGCCATAACCGGTAACCAGGCAGGCTTTTAAAATCGTTTTAATACTGCCTGCCGCCGATTCAACCTGCGGCGCACCCTCGTCATCCCAGCGGTAAACCTTTACCGGCACACGTTGCGTATCAAACATTTCAGACGGCCTTTCTTTTTACTTCAATGATTTAAAACCCCATTAAAACAAAAGCCCCGAAAATCGGGGCTTGGCATAGTTGCACTCACTTGCTTGTTTCTATTTTTTATTACAGGCTAAATCAAAAACCTCATTGCCAATACCGTCCTCCTGAAGAACCGCATATTTCTCGCCATCAATATAAACAAATCCTTTGTAACCGACATAACCGCCCATTGAATTTTTACTATTGACCATGCCGCACACATGCTTTTTCTTATCCTTGCTGACTTGACCTGCAATCAAATCTTTAAATTTCACAGAATCAGGGTCTTTCATCATATTCCTAACAGCCTCTTTTGCACGCTCCAATAATTCGGACTCTTCCTTTTCTGATTTCAATCGCAGCATCTCTTTTTTCACCTCTTCTTGCCGCTTCGCTTCATTTTCTGCTGCAATCTTTGCTTCATACTCTTTCTTAATCATCTCTTTTTTCTGATTATTCATATAAGCCCGACTAACAGCGGCTGCCATTAATATTGCCACAACCACCATCAGGATTTTCATGCCTTTCCCCATTTTCCCGCTTCCTTTCACTATTTGAATAAAGATTAAAAGGTCGATTTTACAGATAAAAGGTATAAATGCAAATTAATTAACCATTTTACTTAAAGGCCGTCTGAAAGTGCTATTCAGACGGCCTTGTCTTTTATTCGGCCACCGTATTGCCGCGCAAACACGCGGTAAAACCATCGCGGCCGTTTTGCTTGTCCGGCGAAGGCTGGACACTGCGCAAAATCCAAACGGGCAACGGCGTGCCGTAGGTGTTGAAGCGGATACAGTTCTGCGTCGACCAGCCGCCGCCGAATGCCGCCGCCTTGAGCGTGAAATAAGGCTTGCCGGTTGCCGGATTGGTCGGCGCAAGATCGGTCAAGGTATCGCTTTTTGCGACCAAGCCCAGCCGCTCGCCGTAAAGCTCAAATTGGGTTGCAGTAATGAATTTAATCAGCCAGCGCTCGGTAATCGCGCCGTTACTGGCCAACTTAATCGGGTAGTCTTTGACATTGGTACGCGCCAAAATAGGCTCCCCGCGTTGCGCGTCACTCCACACATTGTCCCATGCCTGTTGCGAAAACGGCTCGGTAGCGCGCACCAGCAAATCGCCGCCGATCAGGGCGGAAGACACAAATGTGTGCTCCTTCGGATAGTTGCGCCCAATAGCAAACTGGAGTTTCAGACGGCCTGAAATATCGACGCCGGTCACACGGTTTTCCTCCTCCCAAGCGCAAACGGCAGTCAGCGGCAGGGTATATTGCGACAAGTCCAACGGCTCGGCAAAAGTAATACTGCCCGCTTTGAGGTCTGCCGTGTATTTCTCGGCGAGGACGTGCTTGCCCTTGCTGTCGACCAAGCAGAGGCGGTCGATATTTTGACGGTTGAGCGTGATTTTCTGGGCGGCGGTAAACGCGCTGCCCAAATCCTGCTTGAGACGGTTGGAAATCACGATCATATCGCCCTTGCGGAACACAGGGACGCATCCGTCGGCAGGCAGGCGCACAGCATCGATACCGATAATCGATGAATCCAAAGGCAGGTTATCTTGTGTCACGGCGTTGTAGCGTAAATCTTCGGGGTAAAAACCCTCATCGCGCTTGATTTCGTAAAAGCCTGTCTCGTAGTCGATTTTGCCTGTAATGCCGCCGGTAATTCCCCCAGCGGCGTTGCTTCTGCCGACAATTTCGCCATTGCCTGCGTAAACGGTAAAGCTTTCAGGCTTAACTGGCGCGGCAGGTGTGCGGCCTGCATAACCATAACCCTTAATCTGTGGCTGACGTACGATACCGCCTGTAATTTTAAGATTCAGGAAGGCAATATTACGGTCATTGATAATGACTTTACCGTCAGTAGTCAACGTACCGACTGCATCGCCCGAACCTTGTACTGCATTCCAATTCTTATAAAGCGTACCGCCTCGTTCAACAATCTCTGTCTCGCCGTCATGAAATGACCAGGTATCAAAAACACAGACGCTTCCTTGATCAAAGTCGCTCAAAACATTAAATAACAAGCCGCCGTTCAAGCTGCCACGACGTTTTTTTATTGAAGCTGGATCACTAGTCAGGTAATCCGCATACCAACTGACTATTTTTCCATAACGGTTTATTGTTTTGGTCTCAAGCAATTCTAGGTACTTATATTTTGTACCCAAAATATTTCCTTCGACTATCCGTCTTTCCTGACCGGCAACCTGTAACACCGTTTTAGGTACGATCATTGTCGACCCTACACCACTCACACCCTCGACTTTTCGACCGCCGATTGTGAACTCGCCATTTTTCGCAGGGTTGGCGGACAATACAATTTTAAAACCGCCTGAACCAGTTTTGATCCCCATTACTTATCCTATCTCAATGCTGTCGCATAACCAGAATAACTGTTTGAAACAGTTGTACTTGTATATTCTTCAAAGCTTCCCAAAGCCGTTAAAGAAACAGTGCGCCAATCCGGTACTGCCGTACCTAGTGTGATATTCCAAACCTCTCCTTTTTCCTCTGCGGTCAACCCAAGACCATCAGCAAGGCCAACTTGAATGCGATCAGGCTCATCACAAACATAATCAACTGAAGTAGAGTCAATATAAGCCGGCAATTTAATCGTTCCGTTCAAATAATCCACGTTGCCAGTTGCATCACCCGTTAATTTTCCTGCGCCATCGTCTTGCGCTCTTTTCTTACCGTTATTTTGCCAAGTAAGCACCAGCGTTCCCGGCTTAATCGAATGCCCCAGCGAATAAGTACACTCCCCATTTGCCGCCTTGGGCAGATTATTTCCCCCCGTCTTTCCGCCATCAAAAGACGTAAAACCAGAGGAGTCTCCCCATTGGAACACTAAGCGGCTGCCAACATCCGGAAGAGACGGTAGATTAAGCAATACACTGCCTGTTGCAGACGACACCGTACCTACACTTTTACCGGCCTCATCCCGTAATACGCCGTCGCCTGTATCGGTCAAAACATACCAAACGCCCAAAGCCATAAAAGACACTTTTAAACTACCCAAAGCAGGATTAGGTCTAAGCAGAGGGGCAAATGATGTACCGTGATTGGTTTCTTTAATTTCTACCGCAAAAGCATATCGCGCTGATGACGATTTAGCACCCGGAACCGCAGTTACCGTGTAATAACCTGTCGGCAAACCACTCAAACGCCCATTAGCGTAATCAGCATTGACAACATTGTCGCCGCTTTTAAGTTGACCCAAGCCATTGTCTGTGTAGTTCCCAACTTTAAGACTGCCTGGCAAAATAGAACAAGGCAAAGTCAACGTCCCATTGCTGACATGGCCGGAAAAAAGCTGTTTTTCCGGTGCAGCAGCGACCCATGCCTCCCCGGGAACCGGGTATTCATCCGCATAAGGTGTCTCGACTGTCGAGGTCGGTACAAGTTTTTCATAAATGCTTGACACCGTCAGCGTGGCATCTCCTGCCGAGAGGCCGTCTGATACAGGTTTGACACCATAATAAGACGCAGAATCTGCAACTTGGGTTTCCAAAATCTTAACTTTAGGCGCGGCATAACCTTTAACCGGATAATCGACACCATCAAAATCTCGGGTTAACGGATTGCTGATTTCCATTTTGACTACACGACGCGGCACTTCCTCAACCTCACCGTTTGATTTTGGAATCTCAAAAATGCGCACTTCGTCATCAATGTTGATAATGCGGAAATACTCCGTGATACGGCGCGTCACATCTTCGGTTTTGTCCTCATACTGCAGGCAATAACGCTCGCCGACTTTCGGCAACGGAGCTTCCACACGCTGATATGCCTGCACGAGGCGAACGCCTGCCAAATGGCGACCCAATAACGTCATGCGGCTCTCCACCGTCGGCACGGAATACGCCTCAATGCGCGGCATAATATCCGCACGGCTCTCGCCGTAGTTGCGCGCTTTAAACGCCAAGAAAGACACGTTTTCAGAGGTCGGCGGCTCGGTAATGACAAAATGACCGCCGTAAAGCGGCTCGGAGTCGTTGCGCAGGACGGCAGGGTAAAGCAAGCGCGCGTCCAGGCTGCCCATCGTGCGGTCAACGTCAGAAACGGGCGGGAAAATCTCGTTATCCTCGCCCGTCAGCGGCTGCCCCACCATCAAACCGCCGCCGTCAGGCGTATCGGTCATGCGCTGGCTGGGGTAAATCTGCAAATCCTGCTGCGTCAGACGCGTTGTTTTTTCCATTTTTGAAACCTTTTTAAATCCTGTTTAAATCTGTTTTCAGACGACCTTAAAATGTCATCAGGCAGAGCTGGGCAGTGTATCGCTCGCTATCCGTTTCCGGCGTTGAGTAATGCACCGGCTCGACGCTGCCCAAAGCCGCGTCATGCGTGCGCCAAACGACATTAAAATCTCTGCCGTCGTAATGCGTCAGCGTCATTTCCAATTCGGGGACGTCCGTCCAATCACGTAAAGTCCGCAAAGACCCCAAGTCCAGCCATACCCAATCGCCCGATAGCGTAATCGGGCGGCCGTTTGCCTTGATACCTTGCTGGATCACCAATCCGCCCGACAGAGTGCGCTGCGGCGCGGCCTGCGCCACCTTGTTCCAACTAAATTCATCTTCCCAGCGCATATCCTGCGGCAGGCGGACGCTTGCGCCGGTGTCTTTACGCTTTAAAATCCAATCGGCCATTTCAGACGACCTTTGCCTAAATATAAAACCCCATTAAAGCAAAAGCCCCGAAAATCGGGGCTTGGCATGGTTGCAGTCAGATGTTTGCAGGCCGTCTGAATTATGTCGTGCGCTTTAATGAAGCTTGTAAACTATTCATAAAACCGTTAACAGCTTTCTCGGCAACCGCCTGGTCGCGCTGCGCCAAAATTTGGTTAAGCTTTTCCGGGTCGATATTAACCTGCGGATTGCCGATTTGTTGCAACCGCTGGGCGGCATTACTGTTACCATACGAACCTTGGTTGCGGACTTGCTCTTGCGCGGCAGATTCGGCGCGCTTGCTGCGCTGCCTGCTGTAAATCTGTTGTTGCAAGTCGATTTGACGCTGATATTCGCGTGCAACGTCGGTTTGTTTGAGGCGGTTGGCATTGTCCAGTTTTTGCTGCAGTTCGCGAATTTTTCTTTCTTGCTGCAAAGAATAAACCGCTTCCGTATTGCCATTAAGCTCGGCAAGCTCGGCCTCAAGCGCGCGGGTTGCATCATGTGCTTCTTGACGCAGGGCATTCAGCCGGCGTTGGGCATCGGATATCGCATTGCGGAATTTTGTCAGCTCAGTATTCCCCAATTTATTGGCAGCACGAGATGCCGCGCTGGCCGCATCGTTCAAGATATCCTGTGTCACTGCGCCTTGAGCAGAAGCATTGGTCAGCCTTTGCATCGCGGTATTCGCGTTGTAAATCTGTTGCGTGTACTCTTTCATTTGAGCAGCGCGGAATGTGGCCTCCATGCCCAGCTTAATACCAGAGAACTGCTGATTCATGAGATTTAATTGCTCATTATTGAGCTTGTAAAAGCCTGCCGTTTGCGTCAGACGGTAGCCGTAATCACTAAACGATTTAGATGCATTTGCCGCCGCTTTGGCTGCATTGTCTGCCTCCGCTGCCGCCTCTTTGTTGGCTGTCGCCACTTTTCTGACCGATTGGGCATGGTTTTCCGCCGCTTGCGAGCCTTTGTCATGCGCGGCTTTCGCGGCTTCGCCCGTTTTGAGGGCAGTATCGTTTAACCCTTGATAGGCGGCTTTGGCTTTTTCAGCACCGCCCGAAGCCGCATCGCCCAAACGGGCAAGCTGCTCCTGCGTCAACAGTGCCGCGTCGCCGCTGGCTTTGAGCTGGTGTTGAAACTCGGCAAATTCCTCCTTGCTTTTAAGTTTCCCCATCATTGCCTCAAAGGCTGCCTGTATCAGCTTGGCATCTTTTTGACCGGCGGCCGCCGCTTCTGTCGAGGCTGTCTGAAAATCAGCGAATGCCTGCCGCGCGTCGCTGCTGATGCCCGTCATCACGGCTTTGCTGTCTACACCGATTTTGGCGAAGGCATCGGCAACCTTGTCCGTCGACTCCCTTGCCGTATCTCCGATTTTCTTGATTTCTTCGGCCGTCAGCCCGGATTGTTTACCTACCTTTTCCAATTCGGCCAAAAGAGCATCGGTTGATTCTTTGCTGTCCATCTGCTTGAGCGCAGCCTGAAACACCCGGCCCATCTGCTCGGCATCATTACCAAACTGGGAGGCAACACGCGAAAAATTGGCAATACCTTCCACCGCCTTTTTGCTTATGCCGGTGGTTACCTTTTCCGCCGTCAAACCCAAAGCCTCAAGGGCTTTTTGTGCTGCGGCAAGCTCGCCTGTATCTGCGCTGATTTTGACGTTTTTCTTATCAAGTTCGGCTTTCAGTTCGGCGGTTTGGGTACGCACGTTTTCCAGCTTGATTGCCAGTTCGCTGTAAAAGTCGCTGGTTTCGCGACCGTCGGCACGCAAGGCGGCCATACTGCGCTCCAACGCAGCCTGTTCGGCGGCGGAAGCACGATATTCGGCTTGGAGGGCTTTGACGGCGGCAGCTTCCTCTTCGGCTGCCTTTTTCTTGGCGGCGGCGGCTTTTTCGGCGGCTTCTTGCGCCTTTTTATCCGCTTCCTCCAACTCGCGCTTGATTTGGGCTTCGGTTTTGAAATGTTCACGGTATTTGTCCAGCCCGCCCGTAGTAAACAGGCTGTCTATGATGGCGGGGATACGGGCGAGGTTGTCGCCGAAAATTTTTGCTAAATCCGTGTTTTCGCGCAGCCAGCCGCCCACTCCACGGCCGACCTCAAAAGCCGCAAACAGTAATCCGGCATTGGATGCCGCGGTCTTGAGATTTTGAGCCAACGCTCCTGCAGCCGCCGCGCCATTACCGAAACCGTTACCGGCAGAAGCGGATTTGAGCGCGATGCCCAGCTCTCGTGCTGCGACAGTGGTCGACAGGATGGATGCTTTGGTTGCTTCAATTCCGACACGCTGGGTCGCAAACGATGCTGACACCGCGCCGCCCGTCAGGCGGACAGCCGCTTCATAAGCCTTGACGGCAACCGCGCCTGCTGCAAACAACGCCGCAAGCTGCGTCAAAACGGGGAACTCTTCCGTAATCGCGCCGACTGCACCGGCGACGCCGCCTACCGTACTCGCCAACAAAGACACCAGAGGCAGCAACTTTTCGCCGATCTCGATGGCTACGTTGATGATTTCCTGTTTGGCTTTGGCAATCTGCGCCTCGCTGGTGGACATGGCATTGGCGACTTCTTTCTGCATCGCGCCGACGACTTGTCCCTTGTCGGCGACCAAGCCCAAAGCCTTTTCATATTCGCCCAACGAGCCGACCAAAAGCGCGATGTCGTCGCTATATTCCGTACCGAAGAGTTGCGAGAGCGTCAGGGCGCGGCTTTGTTTATCCAAGCCTTCGAGTTTGTGCAAGAAGTCCGTCAAAGCCTGCTGCGGATTGGCGGCGATATTGGTCGCCATCTCATCAGCAGACGTACCGATACCTTCCAAGGCCGCCTGAAAGTCTTTGCCCTGGCTTTGCGCGGTTTGCAGTTTTTGCAGCATGGCATTGATGGCGGTCGCAGCCACTTCGGGCGGTTTGCCCAATGCGATAAATGCGTCGGCAAGCGCGGCGGCTTCGTCGGCAACCAAGCCGAACTGTTTCGCCGTACCGCCGATACGCGCCATTGCGGCGACAATGTCTTTTTCTCGTGCGGCGGTATTGTTGCCCAAAACGTTGATGGCATCGCCGAGCTTTTCCACTTCGCCGATTGGGAGTTGGAACACGTTGGCAATCGTCGCGGCGGCATTGCCTGCCTCTTCAGCGGTCATGCCGAAGGCAACCGACATCTTGGACGCGATGGCGGTAAATTCCGACAATTTCTCAATCGGAATGCCGAGTTGTCCGCCCGCTGCGGCAAGCTCGGCCATTTCAGCAGCGGAAATGCCTAATTCCGCGCCCATTTTCTTCAGCTCGTCTGAAAGTTGGGCGTACTGCTCGTCCGTACCGTCAGCGACTTTTTTCACACCCGCCATAGCGGTTTCAAACTTCATCGCCTCGCGGGTGGCAAACGCCAAGCCGCCCGCACCACCGACCAAGCCCTGAATCTCCGAAGCAACCTCGGCAATAGACGGCTTCACACCTTTCAGGCTGGTTTCAAGTTCGCGCACCTTGCCTTCCTGCAACTGCGCCGCCCGGGCTAATTCTTCATGCGAGAGTGTGCCGCTGTTTTTAAGCAATTCGTAGGCGTCTTTGGTCTTTTGGATTTCCTGCCGTGCCTTATCGTCGGTATCGATGCCGAGCTGGATTTTGGCATCGGCGATAGCTTTTAGGGTCTGTGCTTCGGCAGTCAGGCGGTCGAGCTGCGCCGTTGCGGCGGCGGATTCGGACGACAGGCGCGCCTCTTCGGCGGCAAGGTTTTTGACGGATACGCCCGACACCGCCATCGCGTCGCGGGCGGTATACAGTTTGCCCGTCAGCTCGGTTTCGATTTTTGCCAGGCGTTCGGATTCGGCACGCAGTTTCGCCAAATCGGCCTGCTGTTGCTGCGTACCGCCGCCGCGCATGGATTTCTCCAGCGTCGCGGTCAATTCGTCCAGCGCGCGCATTTCCTTGGCAGTGTTGTCCAATTCAGCCGACAATGCCTTATATTCTGCAATTGCCGCCTGTTGCGCTTGTGCTTTGGCCAGCGTTGCGCCTAGCTCTTTCGCTTCGGTGGTCAGCTTGCCCGTATCGATGCCCGCCGCCTCGATGGACTGCGCCAGCGCGTCGATGTTTTCAACGCCGGACACGCCCGCCTTAATCTCTAAACCTGCCTGAATATTCGCCATGATTTAATCCTGTTTTAAAAACCGTTTAAAAAAGGCCGTCTGAAACCTGCCGCCGCTGCGCCTAGACGCAGAAGCCAGTTTCAGACGGCCTTTGTTTATTACCGAATCTTTAGTTGTTGTACGACGTGAAGGAATAGGTTGAGGTTTCGCCCGAAGCCAACACCGCCGTGCCTTTGAATTCCGCCGTATTAAAGTCGTCGCCAAACCAGTCGATACTGCCGTCCGCAGCTAGTACGGCATGGGGAATGTGCAGAATGCCGGTCTCGCCGGTAACGCGGTTGCGGCCGTCAACATAGATTTCCAAATCCAATCGGGACAAGGTGGCTGCGGACACTTTGTAGCCGCCGGAATCGCGGGTTTTGTAGTCGACAGTGATGTTTTCGCCGTCGTTGACGGTATCTGCAGCCGGCAGGATGGTAATCATGCCCAAGGTGGCATTAATGTCCAAATGCTTGGCATCAACATTGACGTTTGACTTGTTTTTGACTTTGACGGTAGCCGGGTCGATGTTGCCGTTTGCCAGTTTGTACGCCATGCCTTTTTTACCGATGGTCACGGTCTCGCCCGTAACGGTCTCCGCCGTAGCCGCGATGACGGCGGCTTCGCCCATCAGAGCGAGCGCGAGGTTGTCTTTGTCGAAGGTGTCGAGCTTCAGACCGATTTCGGTAGGCTTGACGGTTTTCAGGCTGTCGAGTGCGCTGCCGTAAGTGCCTTTTTGCTTGGACACGCGCTCTTTGGTTTCCACGCTGGTCTGCGTGGTCAGCGCGGTGGTATTGCCGATTTCGATAAAGCCCGAGCCTTTTTGATTGAGGTTGCGCACCTTGACGTCGCCCTCAAAGATTAAGCCGTGGTCGTTTTGTTTTGCCATGTGGCAGCTCCTTTAGTTTGCCGCCTGCACGGTGTCGCAGGCGAATGAAATAGGGTAAAAAGCAAAGCCGTCGTTGTATTCGATGGATGGCGAGGCGATGCGGCGGAAAGGGGTAACGGCATATTCGTCGCCAGCGTCCCAGCCCGAAAACGCCCGTTGGATTGCCGTCAGAGTCTCGCCGACCTCGTACAGCGTGGATTTGCCGTTGGCGGTATAGCTTCGTGCGAGGACGAAGGTAAAGTGCAGCGTCGATTTGAGGAATTTGCCGTTTTTCGCCTCGTCGGCAAAGGTCGAGCCGCCGTAAACGACATAGACCGCGCCGTCCAGCGGGGCAGCTTTGCGCTTCGCCGCGCCTTGGGCGAGCAGCTCGGCAAGTTCGCCGATCTCCTTGACCGCCTTAATGCCTTTGACGGTTTTCAGACGGCCTAAGATTTCGGGATAGACCGCCAATAAGTTTTCATGCTGTTTCAAAGCCATATCAGACAATCAATCCTTCCAGCCAATCGGACATTAAATCGTCAATGTCCTGATAATCTTGCGAAGACAAGCCCAAAAACGGACGCGCCGGCATGGTTTTCGTGCCTTCCTGCACATAAACCGAGTAGCCCATTACCGAGCCGGTAATCACGCTTTTTGCCGATGCCTCGTGCGTAATGCTTGCCAAGAGGTTGCCGTGGTCCACCAAAATCCCGCCGCGCCCGTTTTTGGCTTCTGCCGTAGCGGGGGATACGTCCGCCCAGCGTTTGCCGTCAGGCGCGGTTTTGGTTTCGGCGATACGGCGGCGGGTCGAAGATTCGAGGATGCCGCCGATAGCGCGCAAAGGCTCTTCAAGGCTGCCATTCAACCTGCCAGACAGGCGGTTCAGGCTTTGGGCGATGCGCGACAAGTCGTGTGATACCGTAATCCGCATTGCCTACTCCTTTAGCCATTCCCGTAAATCGGGCTCGGCATTGACATAAACAGCACACGTTGACGGTCTGCGGTCATCCGATACGCGGCTCTCGTCCAACATATTCGGATTTTTGACGACCATCTTCAGCCAAGCGATTGCCGACTGATAACGCTCCTCCACAATGCCTGTTACCGCGTCGTCGTAGAGGTAGTAGCGGGCGATGTCGCAGACTTTGATTTTCAAAACCTGCGGCGCGGTGTCGTTGGTAAAAAACAGTTTCGCCGCCCGAAGGTAGCTTGCCGCTTCTTCTTCGGCATCGGCGATTGCTGCCGCCATCACCGCTTCGTCTAACGTTTCGTAGTTTTCATGGTTCGACCGCTCCGCCATTTCGTGCTCGCCGAAACGCGTAATCATGTCTTGGATGGTAATCATGCCGTCCTCCGTTTTCAGACGGCCTTTAAAACTGCCTTAAAGGCCGTCTGAAATCCGTTTAAGACATGGTCAGCGTTGCCAACAACTCGGGGCGCAGCGCAATCGGCAATGGATTGGACTGCATATGCAGGCTCCAGCCTTTGTCGTGCTGCAATTTCTCGCGGCTGGCGTAATACGGCAGGGCGCGGGTGTTGACGGTGGCGTTCATGTCGGCAGGCGCGAAATACTCTTTGTAGAGATTGCGGCCAACCGGCAGCAGAATGGCTTTGTCCGCACCGATGTCGGCGTCGCTGCCGAAATGGTTGGCATACTCGATAAAGCGGATGCCTTTGTGGACAAACTCGGTCGGATTGAGCGTATCGCCTTCGCGGTAGGCGCGTGCTTCGTCAAAGCGTTTGTACACTTCGAAGATAGACTTATGCTCTTTGAGCGCACTCAAAAACTCCATGCCGCAATAGACAACCCAGCCGCGTACTTGCGCACCGTTGAATTTTTGGCGTTGTTCGGACAAGAGCTTGTCCAATACCGCGCCGACTTTGGTCGTGTCTTTCGACAATTCGATGTCTTGTGTTTTGCGCTGCACGTTGAAATCGGTATTGATGTCCAAAATCACGCTGCCGTCCGCATCCAAAATCTTGCCTTGCAACGCGCCGAGCATCAGGTGCTCACGGGTGTATTCAAGGTCGGATTTGCCGCCAGCCAGCTTTTCGTTGACCTTGTCCATGACGGTCGCGGCTTGGGTTGTGCCGAAAGCACGCAGGTTCTGCACGTCGTCCGCACGGATGACGTCATGAATCGGCAGGTGTGGGATTTTGACGGTACGCACGGTGCGTTTCGGACTTTCGACCGCCTGGCCGGCCGTACCACGCTCTTTGCTGGCTACCAAGTGGACTTTGCCATCTTGGAACTCAATGTCGGCGTAGGTGGTGGTCAGATATTCGGGTTCGAAAATACCCAGTTCGCGAATTTGGCTTGCGCCCGGGTCGATTTTGTTGACGGCGGTGGTCAAAACCTGCACGCCAAATTTGCTGTTGTCAGATAAAGGCATATTTTTTCCTTGTGGTTACAGACTGTCGCCATTCGGGTTGGGGGTGACAATCCGGTTTAAAACATAAACGATGCCGTATGGATCGCCGTCTTTATTCAGATGCTCAATCACATCACCTCCCGTTTTCAATGTACCGCCGCGAATTGCATCGTCGGTGCATCGATCCAGATTGATGATGCAATTGTGCGGCTGTACGATAACTTTACCGTCGACTTCATCTGTTAACGCCAGCAGTTTGAACTCGCCGCGGAGAGAAAATCTAACAAATGTACCGGCTTTTGTGCCTTTCGAAGCAGCAATCGCCACACGCGTTAACGGCGTCGCTTCATATTTCAAAAAGTCGGAAATAACAGGGCCGAGGATTTCGGTTTTGGCTTTAGACATAAGAGCCTCCAAATAAGCCTTTGTGGCTGGCTACGGAGAACTTGCCCTCCGCCTCGCCGGTGTGTTCGGATTCGTCTTTGCCTGCGCCTTCGCTCAACAGTGCGGGTGGTACGGCAGACTGGGTGGCTTTCGGCTTCAGATCGGCAATCATGGCTTCCGCCGCTTCGATGTCGGCAGACAAAAGCACGGTCATGGTAGCGTCGGACAAGCCTTCAAACTTGCCGTCTTCGCCTTCCTTGAAGCCTGCGGCGGACAATTTCGCCTTGACTTGGTTTTTCTTGGCAGCCGCTTCGGCTTCTTTCAGCTTTTTCTCGGCTTCGGCTTTTTCAGCCTTGAGCGTATCGACTTCCGCTTTCAGGTCGTCAAACGCTTTCTTTTCTTCGGGTGTCATAGATAACTCCAAAGGTTGTTTAAAAATATCCGGCAAGGGGCTGCCGTCCGACAACACCACCGCCTCTGTCTCGCTGTCCACGCCGACGGCGGTAAACGATACTTCACGGATGGTGCAGCGGCGCAAAATCACCGCAGGACCTGTTACCTCGTTGCCGTTAACGGACAACACCGCGCCCGCTGCCAGCTCCTCGTAGGATTCCGCCTGCGCATAAACAGACATCTCCCACGGAAAGCCTTGGTCGGCGGCCTCGGCGATCTGCGTGCCAAACTCGTTGGACAACAGGCTGCCTTCCGCAATCAGGCCGTCTGCCGTTACCGACAGGCTGCACACGCCCGCCATTTTCAGCGGCGAATGCTCCAGTAGGACGGGGACGGACGCTTTGTGCGACAGCTGGGCCAAATCGACGACGGTCTGATAACCGCCGTAGTCGAACGGCTTGCCCGAATTGGCGACGCCCTTAAAGGTGCGCACATCATCCGCACGGGTCGCCAGGGCAACCGGCAGCGCGGCGGACAATTTGATATTGAGGGGGGTGTTGTTCGTATCCATTGCTCCATTTTGCCTTGCCAAGTTCAAAAAGACGGACGGCAGGATTTCACTTCCCAATCCAAATGCAAAAGCCGCCTGAAACCCGAATATCAGGTTTCAGACGGCCTTTGAAAATCCTCATGCGTAAAATATGAAAATACCCACTTTAAAACCGCTTTAGAATCGCGTTAGATTGATTTTCGAGATTCTGACGGGGGTTTGCCTATCTTCGGCATCCGACCAGCCTAAAATCGCAAATTTGGGGCATATCCAAAAATGCAGACGGCAGCGGTTTAAAAAAACGTTTTCAGGGGCATTTTAGGGCTGCGTCAGATTGCATTTAAACTCTCGGATATATCTTTACCTATCCTGACCGATAAAACGCGCTAAAACGCGAAATTTGAGCGGTTATGAAAAAGGCCGTCTGAATCGGTTTCAGACGGCCTTCGGGTTATACAGGTTTAAATCTCGGATCGGCTTCAAGCGCAGTTTTTAAATCGGACTTGTAAGGCTTAATCCACTCGGACTTTTCAGCAGCCTCAAGTATCCATCCGCATACACGGGCGAATGCCGCAGTGGACAAATCCGCAATCGAAAATACGCAGCCCGAAAACTCGCCCTGCATTTGCTCGGCTGCCTCCTTGTCGATTTCGGCGAGACGCGGATACAGATAGTCCAACAATTCGGACGGGGCGGTTTTCCCGCCTAAAAATACTTTTACTTCGCGGCTGACATACAGTTCAGACGGCATGACTTACTCCGATATTTTTACCAATAAGCGGACTTTATCCCGCTGTTCTTTTGGCAATGATAACACATACTGCAACAATTTATGCCGGTTTACCGCATTCAGATGGCGCAAATCAAGCGGGACAATATCGGCTTTGTTGAAATGCTCTTGAATATTGTCAACCTTCCCTTTCCATGCGTCGGCGGTGTGTGCAAAATAACGGTTCATCAATTCCGCACGTTCGGGATTTTCGGTAAACATAAAATCCAGTTTTACCCATTGCTCACGGGGCAGGTCGTCTGAAACAATCAGATAATCGGCTTGTCCTTTGCCTTTTTCTACCGCCAAATCGAACACTTCCAGCCTGTCGCCCGTTTCAGCCTGCCACGCTGCCGCAGCTCTCGCTTCGTGGTCTTTGGTATTGTTGGCAGACTGCTCTTTTGTCAGCCTGCGCACTTCTTTTTCCGACACCTTGTCTGACAAAGCCAACACCGCCACTTTATCAGACGGCACGCTATACCGCTTGTCCAGCCATGCCTCGCGCTCGGCAATCATGGCGGCCAGTGCCTCTTCGCCGTTTTTCTCGCTAAACAGCGCGTCCATCGCGCCCAGTCGGTCGCCGTGGTTATGTGCAAAGCTCGGTGTGATGTCGTCGGGAATCAATACCGTTTTGCCTGTGCGCGGATTGGTAAACTCGACCATATCCACATCAGGCTCGCCGCTGATGCCCTCGCGCTCCGCCTGCCGACGGGTCAGGGCGGACACCGAGCATTTGCAGCCGTAGCCGTTGGGCGGGAAGATGACTTTCCAAATGTCGTGGTCAACCGGCAGGACTAAGCCGTAGTAGCGTTTATGGCTGTCGCGCGGATGCCCGGCGGCGGAATGGTTGTAGCGCAAATACGGCAGGGCTTTTTTGTTTGCCTGAATCCGCTGCCACTGCCCCGCCGCAAAGGCGGTTTGCATATTGGTATTAAAGATGGTTTTCAGACGACGTGTGCTGCCGAGCTGTACCAATTTCGGTTCGCCGTCCAGCGGGTCGGTCATCACTTGCTCGCCCCACCAGCCTTTAGCCATCAAATATGGTTTTAAACGCTTTTTAAAATCGGCAAACGCCGTGCCGTTCTGCTGCGCGGATTCAATGGCATCTTTGACTTCGGCGAGCATATCCGCGTCCATCATCTTGGCGACGGTAAATGCGAGGCTGTGCTGATACAACCAAACGTCGTAATGACTGAAACCGGGCAGGATTTTCTTGGCTTTGAAATGCTCGAAGGCGGCTTTATCGACCAGCCCCGCGAAGTTGTATTCAATTCCGTCCATCGTCCGCTCCGTCAGCCCAAGCCGAAAGGCCGTCTGAAACCAAACGCTGAATCAAGAGATTGTCGCCTTTGCTCAAATCAAGCTCGGACAGTTTCGCCTCAAATTCGGCATAGTCTTTGCAGCTTTCCAATAAGCCCAATACCGCTTCCATCTTCGGGCGGGCGATTGCCTGCTCCGCCGTATCAGGCGCATTATGAGCAAGAGCGTCAGACAGGCGCAGGCTGAATTTGGCAGGCGCAGGGTTTTCAGACGACGTTTTCGGATCGCGCAGCTCGAAATGCTCCGGCTCGAAGCCCAAGATGTCGCGGTAGTAGGTTTCGGTCAACACGAGCTGCCCCGTATCCATATACATCTTGTCGCGTTCGGCTCGGGTTTTATCAACCTTGATTTCGTCTTCAAACTCGAACCATACGCCTTTGGGCGCATTAATCGGCTTGCCGTAGGCGTTGTTGACCATCACGAGCGCGTCGATAAAGTGCTGCGCCGCTCGGGACAAAAGGGCGAGATACGCGCCGATACGTTCGTCGCGGTTGTTTTCTTCGGTTTCCTGACTGGCTCGGCTGGCGGTTTCCAAGTCGCTGGTTTTGACTTTGCCCAGCAGCGTTTTTTGGATACGCGCATTAGCGAGGTTTTCCAGTCGGCGGAATGCCTGACCGTCCGCGCTATTTTGCAGCATCATCACATCGTCCTCGCGTTCGATACTCAACGCGCCGCCGGAAACAAAGCGGTAAAAACGGCTCATGAAGCTGTCGTGGTCGTCGTTGCTGTTGGCTTGGATTTTGGCAATCAGATAAGGCTGGGCGTAGCGCGTGATGAATTGTGCCGCATAGACAAAGCCTTTTTTACGCAACGCAACCGGTGCATACAGCCGCGCCGCCGCCATTTCGCCCGCAGGATTGGTTGAAGTGGCGCGGTGTGTAATAAAGAGATACAGCACGTCCGTATTGCAGGTCTCCTCACCGCCGCTGCCGCGATACACCAGCGAGCCGTCGCGGTAGGGAACGTATTTCGCCAATTCGCCGCTTTTGTTGCTGATATGCTTAATCGTTAAAAAGCCGTCTGATTCGGGCTGATAAACATACCGACCGACACCGTATCCGCCCAAACGCGCTGTCAACACGATTTCAGCAAGCGCAGGCAGATGGCGTTTCAGCGTTTTCCACAAGCGGTCTTTGTCTTCGTCGCTCAAGTCCTCGCCATAAATTCGCCAAGATTTATTCTGCATGGCGGAGTGTAAATCCTCCAAACAGGCGGCGACCTCATCATCGCCCGCTACAGCGTCCAATGCCTGCTGTCTGTCCACGCCGAGGCGCGAAAGCAGAGCATCCGTGCCTTCCATATTCGAGAACAGGCTTTCCAACGCATCTTCGGTCGCGCTCGTCAATGTCTTGATGGCTGTTTTTCGTGTTGCGCTTTTAATCAATCCGAACATATTTTCTTACTCCAAAGGCCGTCTGAAACCGTTTTCAGACGACCTTAAAATCAATACTCTTCGCCGCGAGCCGCCAAAAAACCTTCAATTTCAGCGACAATAAAATGTAGATTTAATAGCCGCCCAGCCTTATAGCAGGAGACAACCTCTTGCAGATGTGCAATCGCTTTATCCAAACCACGCTCGAGGTACTCAACATCCTCTGTCAGCTCTTTTTCACGAGCGGTTATACGTTTTCCATCACACATTGTTAAATCTCCAACATCGGCACAGGCAAATCAATCGCTTGCGCTCTGTTTGATACATTGCCCGTCGTTGCCGCCATCCACAGCATATGCAACGCATCGGGGCCATCGTCATGGTCGGCTTTCGGGAAATGGCGCAACTGGCTGATTAAGGTCTTTTGGTCGGGATTGAGCAAAATCAGCCCGTTTGCCATGTGCGGTTGCAAGGTCTCAATCCTCAACATCTTGTCCGAAGACGGCTTGATACCGCGCACCGGAATATGCACACCCGACCGCGCCCCGCGCTTAATCAGCTCATCCTTGAGAAACTCTTGGAATTGCACCGTCTCTACGACCCACAACACCGGCTTGACCCGCGCCTCTTTTTGGATGCGGATAACGTCCTCGATAATCAAATCGGGCAGGCGTTTTTTGACTTCGGCAACGGTTACAAACAGCCGCCCCGTCGATTTTTGATAACCGCCGACCAAAATCGCCGACGGGTCGCGTCCCGCGCCCGCTTTACCCAATGACGGGTCGAGCGCACCGTAGTACACCAAATCGTCGGGCAGTTCCGACCAGTATTTGATGTTTTCCGCAAATGGCGCATCTTCGCCGCTGACCGGATCGTTTTGATATTCCGAATCAAACGTCGCATGACCGTCACGCGCACGGATTTTCATCAGTGCGAGTACACCGCGAGCCGCCCAAGAAGTGACCGCGCCGCGCTCCATCTCGTCTTTGTTTGCCTGATAAAACGCCTCGGCCACCGCCGCGCCGTCGTTGCGATACAGCTCTTCCCATCTGTCCCACAAATCCATGCGGTCAGGCCAGCGTTTCATCGCCTTGAATTTGCGCGTACTCCAAAACGGGTTATTCAGGGTGCGGCTCAATACGCTGTCGTAGTGCAAAATCGTGCCGATATAAATTACGTCAAACTTGGTACCGACCGCGCCCAACGGTAAGACGGTCTGTTTAAGCCACATTTCCAGCTTGTCGCGCTGGTCGGGGTTGCGCACCATCTCGTCGTTTTCGATATCGTCGAGAATGGCAAGATCGGGGCGGAATGCACCATGTACCATGCCGCGCATTTTCTTGCCTGAGCCGAAGACTTGGATTTTGACATTGGACGCGGTAACAATCGTCCCCGCCTGCCAAACCCGCCCTTGTCCGCACATTTCGGGGAAATCGGTTTTCAGGCGCGGGTTAAACTCCAATTCCGCCTTGATGGCTTCAAGCATTGGGTATGCCTGGTCGATGCTGTCCATCGCGATGACGATAAACTTTTTCGCGCCGGTAATGACCGTCCAAAGCGAGAATAAGCGCGTAACCAGCGTCGATTTTGCTTCGCCGCGCGGAGCGGCATCCGCTTCGTTGATGCCTTCGGGCTGTTGTAGGATTTCAGGCAGGCGGTGAAACAGAAATTCATGCAGTTCCGACTTTTCAGACGACCTGACGTAATGAGGGAAGTAGGTATTGACGAAATATTCGTAACCATGCACAGGGTCTAATACCTTCGCCCGACGTTCGGCAATGGCCGCGGTCGATGCATCAAAGCCGTCCGCCTCCGCCTCGATGGTTTGGCGGAGTTGGGCGGCATATTCGGCAAGCGACTTTAAAAACTCTTTGGACTTCATGTTTTATTCGTAATAGTGGACAACCGGCTTTTTCAGCGGCTTTTGATTAACCATGAAACAAAATGGCAACGGCTCTCCCATTTTCATTTCATTCATGGACGACATAAAGTAAAAAAACTGGTCGGCCAGCCAAAACAACGGCTCCAGCTTATAGCGTGGTGCGACAACAGGAGTTTCACTTTCCCAATCGGCAATCCAAATCGGACAAAATAAAAACCAGCCCTTATGCGTGTATTCAACTTTTTGCATATCGCTTACCTGTATTTCTTTTCAATTTCCACGCCCAGCGGCTCGACCAACTCGACATAAGCCTGCAAGTGTTGCGGGTATCGCTCCTTGACCACTTCGCCGAACAATTCCAACACTTCAATCGCCGTCGCCAGTTTTGACGTTTCCGGCATCACTTTGGCGTTTGCCGCCACGGTCTTGGTAAACGCGTCGGACAGGCTCGCCAACAGTTTGGCGCGCTCGGACGGCATCAGCTCTTCAATAGACGTGTCTTGCAACATCGTCATCGTCGATTGGTACTGCACCAAAAAACCCGCCAACAGCGAGCGGCTCAAGTCTTCGATGCCGCCGCCCGCCAAGGTATAGGCAGCGCGTACTTTGTCCCAATCGTCGCCGGTCTCCTTGGCGGCACGTTTCCAGCTACGAGCGGTAGCCGTCGGGATTTCGCACATCATTGCCGCGATTTCGAGCGTTTGCCCGTCGCTGACGTACAGCCTGCGCAGCTTTTCGCGGGTTTCTTTCGGGTGTGCCATATCAGCCTCCGAGTTTGGCTCGCAGCAACTCCCAGCCGGTCGTTACAATCACGCCGCCGAGACTGCCGTAAACCGCAGCAGATTTCTTGCAGTCTTTCTTAATTTGCCGCAATTCTTCGTCCATGCGCGCCTGATTGGCGAGCATGTCATCCTGCTTGGCTTCAATACGCGCCAAGGCTTCCAAAATCGGGTCGCTCATGATTTGTCCGCTTTCCTGTCCAGTTTTTCGTTTACTTTTTCCAACTTGTTTTCAATTCGTTCCAAGGCCGCCGCAATATTAGTGCTGTCTGCCTTGGCATCTTGCTTGGTGTGATAAGAGAGCTTGACCGCGTGAAGCTCCTCTTTAAGGTCATCGATACGCTTGTCCGCCTCTTTCAACCGGCCTGAAATGCCGTTGACCCAAAACCAAAATGCCGCCGTCGCAATCGGCCACAGGGTTTTAAAACCAAATTCAAAGTCCATTTAAAACCCCTTTAAACCGGCACATCGCCGAATACGATACGGACGGAGTAGCCGTTAGGACGATTGCTGGCAATTTCGAGTCCATCCCCATCGTTACAAACGCAGTAATACGCTGAAATCGTCTGCCAAACTGAACGTTTAAAAGCGTCGTAGCTCGTATTTGGATATTCGAGATTAAAGGTCGTCTGAAAATCCTTATCCATACGCACTGCGTACTCAATGCCTGCCTTATCCAATAGTTCGGAAACATGAATGACAAACGGCTCTTGCTCGCGTGCGCGGCTCAATCCCAGATCTAAATCCGCATGGCGGCAGGCGACCGTGCGTTGTACCAAATCACGATAAGTCGTCATCGTGTGCCCTCCGTGCCGTCAACTTCCGCTTGACTGTTGACCCAATCGCGCCACGCTGCGTTTTGGTTTTCCAGCTCAGCAACATAGCCGCCAAACTCAGCGGCGTGTTCGAGCAGCGTGGCCGTCTTGCCGTCCTTCGGCGGACTCGGGCGTACCGGAGCGACCATCAGCGCGGCAGGTGGCGTCGGCATGACCGCTTTTTCGACAACCTTAATTTCCGTAGCCAAGGGCGTGGTTGTAGAGCTGCAGGCCGTGATGGCCAAAGCCGTCAATACAACTGCCGCCTGCTTTTTGGCGGTCTTGAGTAAGCGCATTTTCGATTTCCTTTTTATTTTCCGTTTTCAGACGGCTGACTTCCGCCTGTTTTTTCGCCAAAGCCATGCCGACAGCGTGCGCCTTGACTTCATATTTTTTCGCTTCCGCACGCGCCTGTTCCAGTTCGCGCGCGTAGTTTCGAGCCGACAACAGCAGGGCTTGCGCTTTGTCTTTTTCCATCTTGTCGATGACCGCCTGCTGCTTCGCAAATGCCGACTTATAGCCTTGATGGTGCGACACTGCCAGGCCCGTGCCGATAAGTGCGATGATGGCAATCGGTTGCCAGTTATTCGCCAGCAGTTTCACGAGATTCATTCTCGACCTCCTGACGTTTGACGCTGACAAACGAACGCGCCACGGCATAGCCGCCAACGATGCCCAAATAAACCGCCCAAATCTCCGCCGACGGGTCGGGCAACATCACAAACTTAAACGTCCCAGCCGCGCAGGCAACGTTTGCCCACAGTTTCGAGTGCGACACATTGCCTGTCGCCGGGTTTTTAAAAATATCCAAAATACGCATTGCTATTCCACACTTTTGGTTTGCAGGTGCCGTTTCAGCATTTCCTGATAATTGGCCAGTTCGCCCTCCGCAAATTCAAACGCTGCCAAATCAGCCCGTTCGCTTGCCTCACGGCTTTTGCGCGACCATAGCTCAATCATCTTTTCGTAAAACTCAACCTGTCCCATGATTAACGACGATTCTTGCGTTTACGCGCCGCGCGTTTGGCTGCCGCCACGCCCGACTTGCCCAGGCGCATAGACGGATGTTGTTTCAAATAGCCAATACTGGCAGGCTTAATCTCAAATTCAGGCATCTGCGGTTTCAAGACAGACAGAGCCAAAGCAATCAAAGACTTTTTCATACTTTCGCCGCTCCTAATTCCATTGCAATCGCGTCCGCAATCGCGCGGCAGATGCCCCATTTAGTAGTCTTAAACAAGGCCAAATCATTGCCGTTACTGATAAAAAACGGCTCAAACACGATTCCGCCAGCTTGCGCATAAGCCAGGCGCGAATGCTGGCCCGAATTGTCGGGTTTAAAGCCGTCTTCGCCGCGCAGTTTCCAGCCGGTTTTCTTGGCAACAGCTTTGCTCAGCACCTGACACCAGCGTTTGTTTTTCGGCGTACTCAACGCCTCAATGCCCGTAGCTGCTTTACTGGCCGCCGCGTTGGTATGGAACTCAATCGCCACATCCGAGCCGCGAATCAGCTTGACCGCATCGCGCAAGGGCATATTGCCTTTGCCTTCGCCGTCGGTGCGTACAGTCAGGCCGTAATCGTTACGCAGGATTGAAGCCACGATGTTACGCATATCCTGCGCCAAGTCCGCCTCACGGTCGCTTCCGTTGCACGCGCCCGGGTCGGTGTTGCTGTGTCCGGCAGTCAGACAAACAATTTTGCTCATTAAAGTCTCCCTCAAAATCAGATTAAAATGCACTTTCAGAGGTTTACATTTTCAAACGGCATGGCTTTTGCAGCGGGCGAAACAGTGTCAGTAGGCAACAAAAAAGCCGTCTGTTGTTCAGACGGCCTTGGCATGATTCAACCTTATTTGATTTTCATCGGACAAGTAAATGTGTCAAAGGGTTCATCTCCAGTCAACACGGCTAAACAATCATTGATAGGCAGATTAATACCTTTACGGGCATAGACAGTTGCCTCAGCTTCAGGAGGATGTTTAATTTGCTCTTTACAAGCGGCCATAGCGTTATCGTAGTTTTGTTTATAATTGGCAACCATAGCATTTTGGTTTTGTCTGGCGGTAAAGTAGTCATATGCAGCATTGGCGGCATTGGTACACTGATACAATCCAGCCTTATCTTCCAAAAATGGCCCACCGAAAGTTTCATCGGCTGATTTGGCGACAGCGACAAAAGCCTCGTTAAATGTCTTGACCTCCGCCAAATTGCTACCGTTTAACACCATGCCGCGGCTCTCCTTTTCAGCTTGAGTAAGCAATGCCACCAATTTTTCCGCATGGCTTTTCAGTTCGCCGTGCCGGCGGATTTTGTCTAAATTATTCTCCCCTATAAAGTATTCTTCGTTTTTCAGGCGCTCCACGATTTTCACTTTCGGGTCAGGCTGAGTTTCTTGCTGTGCTGGGGCTGTCGGTTTGACTTCCTCTGATACTTGCCCACACGCTGCCAAACCCAACGCCAGCAGCACAAAATAAAACGTTTTCATATTTTTCTCCAAAATAAAATGCCATACATCTGCATGGCATTCCATTCTAAAACAAATTCTCCTGCTCCGCTTCCTTATCCGCCTGCTTTAAAATCCGCCACACATGGCGATCGCTGAGACGGTGTGCCAAGGCCAAATCGTTAACGGCCTCATAAGCAGGGGTACCGCCTGCCGTCTGTCGGTCAAACTGACTGCGGATTTTACGGTTTCGCAGCTCATACAAGGCCGTCTCGCAACGGGGAATAAACAGATTGCACGGAGCCATCGCTTCCACCAGCCGACCGGCCGCCTCACTGCCGATAATCTCCTCCAAATACGCAACACGGGATTGACTGTTTTTCGTATAACCCTGCCGCAACGGATAAGTCGTACCGCCCATCAGGCGTACCAACTCCAGCGTTTCATTAAACCCGATGACCGTAATCAACGCCTGTACACTATCAGGAAGCAGATGCTTAACGGCGCTGAAATCTGCCGTCTCATACATCACACAGCCCCTTTCTTACGGCGGTTCGCCGCAATCTGCAACGCCGCCACCAGCTTGTGCATATTGCCGTCAGACAACCATTCCACACGGTCAACCTTAAACATCTTTTTCGCCGTACCGTGCGCATAATTCCAAGTCCAGCCGTTATCCAGCAGCAGGGCTTCGATTTTCCGCATCATCGGGTCAGCGGAAGAGCGGCGGTTCGGTCGTTGCCCCGCCGTTTTTTTTGGCTGAAACCCATGCTGGCGCAAATCCTCGACCACGCGCTCCAACTCAGGGATACTGCACTCGGTACACGACCGCTTGCCCGTCACGCGCTCCAACACCGCGCGATAGGTACCGTCGTCTAAGCCCAGCTCCTTTTGAGCAATCTTAATTTTCGCAATCAACGCCCGGCGCATTATTTCTCCAATACAATATATAGTACAAATTAGCGCATATTATACCAATAAAATACAATATATAGTATTAAGTTATTATTTTTTTAGGAATAAACAGACATAAAAAAGGCCGTCTGAAACAGGTTTTAAACCCCATTTCAGACGGCCTTTAAAAGCCTTTTAAAGCATTCCCTTTAACACCTCTTTAGATGGTATAAACACAACACCAAATAACGAGACTAGAAAGACTTTCAACCAAAATCCAGCAATCTCTTTAGCAGATTCATCATCACTAAGCGACAAAAAAACTATCACTACAGCCGATATCCAAAAAACCACGTTACACAAAATATCGACATTGTGGATGATTTCAATGACCCATTGCTTCATGATTCATCCTTTTCCAAACCGATAATTCTAACGCTAACGACGTAGCCTTTGAATGTATCTACCGGCCACGGAGAGTCATATAAATTGGTTTCTAATGAATCTTCCTCGTTCAAAGCAGATTGGAGATGAATCAATTTAAATTCGTTGCCTTCCAATTTTTCAAACAGTAAATCCACAGCCAAATTTAACGCGTCAAGACCTGATACCGACCCACTAACTTCGACAATATAGGTTTTTTGGTATTCCCACTGTTGCAATACCACCTCAACAATATGCTTGTACCCGATAGAGCGGGCATTATTTGGTTCATAGCTTATCATCACGCCAACTCCTGCTCAGTCGGCTCAATCACAAAATCCTCAAGCCCCGACACAATCTTAATCCCCGGCACTTGGCCGTCTGAAAAACGCTCTTTTTGATTCAGGATGGCGTCTTTGTCGATTTCCTTTTTCGTGCGGACAAACTCGGCAAAGGCGGATTTCTCCGAGAGCCACGCCAAGACGGCGGCCACGCCCGTTACCTTGACGGATGGCGGACGGATGCGCCATTTAATCAGGCCGGTGGTAAAGTCCACAGTTTTGGTTTTACCGTTATCCGTCAGCTCGTCCTTATGCGCTTCGCAGTAGGCGGCCACACGTTCGGTCAGGCTCATGATTTCGGCACACATCGGCGCGGCTTTGGCGGCATATTCTTCCTCGATGACCGCTTTTTTGTCTCCGGCTTCGGTTTCCAGACGTTTGACTTCGCGCTGCAAGTCGCCGATTTTGCGGATAAACGCAGTGACTTCCGCTTTGTCTTGTGCCGCTTCGATAGCGGGTTGTTTGATTCGGGTTTTAGCCATTTTCTCTTTCCTTTCAGGTTGGGTTTAACATTTCGGCTTGCTCAAGCCTTGTTCGCGTTCGCGCTTGGCAAGTGCCTCAACTTTTGCGCGGTGTTTCAAAATCTGCTCGGCGGCGGTTTCAGCCGGAGGCGGTATCAGCGACTTGCCTTTTAATACCCCTTTAATCACGCCCTGTATGCGGTTTAAAGCCGATTTCCCCTTCGCTTTTTCTTCCTCCGTAGGGTGGTAATGGTGTTCCAGCTTCAACGGCTCCGGCGGTGGTGGCAACTTGTCTAAAAAATCTTTCGGGCTCGGCCAGCGGCTCATTTCATTGGCCAATACCATAAAGGCCGTCTGAAAGCGCGGTACATCTCGCGCTTCGTCCCACGCCCGGCCGTGCGCCAATACACGGCTCCATGTTTGCGCAGTGGCGGCCACAGTGTCGGCAGCCGGCGAACCGCTCAGACGCAGGGTCAAAAGCATGGTCAGGCCGTCGATCATGGCGTTATGCAGTTGGGTAGGCAGTTCTTTCATTTCTTCAGTCCTTGCAGCGACGCGGCTGCGGTCAGGGTTTGGCTGGGGTTGGCCGGCAGAGCGGCGCGGCGGTTTGGTTGGTTTGTCTGATTCCCTGCACTTGGCTGGCCAATCCAGCCCGCAAGGATTTCGTATAAGTAGCCGTGCGACTTCAGCGGCGTTTTCAGACGGCCTTGGTCGCGTGCGTTGACCGTCTCGTTAAAACCGTGAATCCAAGCCTCGACAGGAGCAGGGAAACAAACCCCGTCGCGTGCCGCCTCCTGCGCCTTAATCATCGGCAGCAACTCGTTCAGCAGTTTCGCGGTACGCGCCCAAGAGAGCTGGGATTTGGCAGGGCGGAATAAACCGATATACCGTATTGCCGCCTTGCCCAATTCAGCATCCATCTCCAACACAGCCCTCAACACCGCCGAAGCCTCTGCATCATTGATTAAGGTGTCCAGACTATGCACCGCCCCACAGTTCGGGCATTTCACGTTCATTTGATTACCCCAAGCAACACCATCATCAACAACCATGTGGCCAACAAACCGAAAACAATCCCCAGTGCGCCCAATATCTCCGATTTCAGCGGACGGCGACCCTTAAGGAAGTCCGCCATACAAACCAAAGCCATACCAAGACTCAAGACAAACACCGCACCGAAATAAATCAACTTAGCCATCATGCTTCCTCCCATAAAGTTATCGCCCGCGCCAAAGTTTCCGCCTCGGCAGTCTTCCACATCCCGTCCGGCGACCGCGCAGCGATTACAAAGCCTTCGCCGTCCTTCTTCATGACCATCAGCTCGCCGCGGTCTTCGAGCCATTCGGTAATTTCTTTTACATTCATTTCTTAAATCCTTTTAAATCAATATCTTATATTTTCAATAAGGCAAAAAAATATAGAGCAACATCAACGGCTTACCGTTTTAATTGTCGTCATACCCGTCATGGCATTTGCCTGTCATGTGCAACACGACGATTCGGGCCAGCATTTCAAGCCAAATCCCCAGCAGCACCAACACAGCCAATCCGACAACAAACCAAATCATTTTTTCTCCTCCTTCTTCTCGGCAGGCCGTTTAAAACGCGCCTGATATTCCTCGATTTCACGCTCTCGGCTTTTTTGCGCTATTCGCGCCGTCGCACGCCTGCGGTGTTGTCCCCAAGCCTGCCAATCCGTATTACGTCGTCCGAAACTCATTTCACACATCCTTTCACAATCGCCTTATCGCCATATTTCGCGCGGATTTCCTTTACCGCCCGATCCAAAGCCTCTCGTTTCGCCGTAGGGCTCAATGGCTTATCGCTCATAAACAATCCCTTTCATTTTTTCCTCTACGCTCATTGACTCGTATTGCTCGCCCAAGGCTTTAGCCTCCAAATCCGCCAGACGCTCGCGCCGCGACATTTCCAACTTCGCCGCCGACACCACCGGCTTAGAGCAGCTGTGCAGCATCATTCCCACCAAAACCGCCCAAAACAACAACCAAAAAGCCAAACCGATCCACTTGGTTTTTCGTTCATAAAACAAATTAGACATTTTCCTATTTCCTTATAAATCAATTACTTAATATTTTCTCAAGGCAAAAAAATTATTGCGTACCCAATCCGCCTTAATCTGCGCCGCCCATTCCTTGGTTTCTTCTTTGGTCTCGAAGCGTTTCCGCAGTCGGCGGATTTGCAACCATGCGAAGCCTTCTTTGCGCTTGCCGCGTATATCCGCCCGCCAAATCTTCCGCCGTTTATGGGTTTCGTAGTCGTGCCAAGTGTCCTCATAGACTCCGGCGTGTACCGCATATTCGTGTCTCATTTCAGACGGCCTTTCTTATCGGATAATCAGGGAGCTGTATTTCTTAACGATACCGGCCTGCATCTTGATACCGTTCTTGTTCGCCGTGCGTACCGCGCCGCGCATCAATTTGCTCATCCGGCGCGTATTGCCGTTGCTATGTTTAACCAGTTCCAAGAGCGTCTCCTCGTCCGCATCAGGCAAAGCCGCTTTCGCAATCTCAAAGAGTTCGTCATCCGGCAAAGATTCGCCCAAATTCAGCGCAACCGACACGCGGCTGTAAAGCTGTACCAGCTCGCCATGCTTACCGCGCAGGTTGGCCACCAGTCGGGGCATACCGCTCAACACCAAGCCGCAGCCAGTCTCATCGTGCAGACGGCGTACAATTTCAAGGGCGCGTAAAGGCAGGTTTTCCGCTTCATCGACCACAATCAGACGGCCTGAATCGCGCAGGCGGTCAGATACCGATTCAAACAAATCATTCAGGCTGCCCATCGCCGAAACCTTCGCCGCCGTCGCCAACTTGCGCATCAAGACCAAAGCCGTAAAGCTCGGATTAGCCTCAATCAAGATAGCCGCAGGGTTTTTCTCGCAGTAGTTTTTGACCGCCTGCGTCTTGCCCAAGCCGGCCTGACCGTAGATCACCACCGTTTCGCCGCCTTCGTGCGCATCGCGCATCACTTCCGCGATTCGGCGGGTCGTCTTAGTCGATACAAAACCCAACACCAGCTCTTCGCGTTGCGCTTTACTGTCCTGCATCTCCAAAAACGCCTCGATTTTCGGTTCGATGGTTTCATAATTGCCGCCTTTTTCCGCATAAGTGCCGTTCAGATACATACTGATGGAGGCCGGCGAAGTACCGATACCGCGTGCCAGTTGGGTTTGGTTCATTCCTGATTTGGCCTTAAATTCAGCCAGTTTTTGTTGCAATGCTTGATTAATTTGTTTCATTTTTTTAGTCCTTTTAAAAGAGATTTAAAACCGTTTTAACTTCTATCCGCCTCGAATAGCACAAAATCGTCCGTGCCCGTTTTCGGCAATACCGCATACTTCGCCTCGATGACGTTTCCGCCCAAATGTCCCAGCTCGTCCCAAACCGCAGCCTGTTCCAGAGCCGGATTGACTTCTGCATTCGCGAGCTTGATTGCATTTTCCGCCCGCTTGATTTTGCCTTTTCGGCGTTTTTCCGCCAGTTGGTCGATACGAGCCGTCGGGAAAGCCTCGCGGGTATTGCCGTTGGCCTGCGCCTTAGTGATAAACTTGCCGTCCATATCAAACACATTGACCGCCGACGCATCGCTCAAATCGTAGCTGACCCGTACCTCGTCCTTGTGATACTCCGCCAGCTCGGTTGAGAAATAAGAGTTGTTGAACAAATCCAGCCAACCGCGCTGTACCTTTCGCACTTCCTGCGGCATAAACATCGTCGCCAGCTCTTCCGCCGACAACATATCCGGCGCAATCCCGTCCTGTTCCAGCCTCATTTCCCGATAAGCCTTCGGAGAATAATGCCCGCCGTCCGGATGTCGGGGCAGCTCGCCGTGCGGACGGTTGTTGTAATCATCGATACACTTGACCACATCCGCGATAAAACGCGACCAGCTCGGCAGTTTTTTCAAATATTTCTGTTGTTCCTCCGTTAAATCCTTGCCTTTTTCTAAAGCGTTAAACGCACTTTCCATCTTGCGGTACATCAGGTTCTTCGTACTGCTGTCCATTCCTGCGCCAGCAAACGTCTCATACTGGCGCGCCATCTCAATCAGATTGTCTTTCCACCATCGCTCGATAATGCCTCGACCTTGCGGGTTGCCCGCGATACCCGTTTCATGCCGGATACCCAATCGGGACGTAATACCCGTGATTTCATGGTCAATCGTCTTGCCTGTCTGACCGCCGCCGTTATCCGAGTAGTAGATAATCGGCAAACCAAAGTGCTTGACCCCGATACGCAGAGCGTCCGATACCGCCACACAACTTTCCGCGAGAGATACCGAAAATCCGACCACAAACCGCGTACAACCATCAATAATCACCGTCACTTCAGGCTTAAACGGTCTGCCGTGTACAGGGTGCGCCACCTTCGCCTTAAAGCTGTGGCCGTCGCCGATCCAAACATCGTTCGGCTTCAAAGCCCCCCAATCACGTTTCACATAAGGCAGCAGCGATTTATAAGCCGCCCCCGTTTTCCTGCCGCGCTCCTGCATAATCAGCGGGAGCTTTTCCCAAACGCGCCGCACCATACTCAAGTTAGGCACATCGTTAACCGGCATATTTTCCGCTTCAGCCCACTGCACAAATCGGCGGTAGCTGTGTGCCAATTTTGGCGCGGACGGAATATTGTGAAACTGCATAAATGTCGGCAACCAACCGTAGCTCTCAATCGGTTTAACCTCCTTAGTTACCTTCGGAGCCAAAGAGACCAACCGCTCCGTCGCGTTTTCCGCTTTCAAATAAGCAGAAATCCAGCCGTCTAAAGTACGTTCGCCAACCTTTGCCGACCGACTGCGGTCATTGGCCTTTTCCAAGTTGCCGAGCGTAACCTCGTCCAACTTACCCTCCGCCAGCAGCCTCAAAAACTGAGCCACCGCAACCTTGGCAGAGCAACCGTATTGATATTTGATACCCAACACCGCCGCCACCACCGCACATCGCGCATCCGCCACCGACCGTTGTTTCTCGTTCAACAGCTTGGCCGCTTCAGCCAGTGCCTGAGCCGACATCGCCGTCCCCGGTCTGACTTGGGGCAGCATTTTCGGCATCTTCTCCGCCAGCTCGTCCGACTGCCGTTTCATGATGGCTGCTCGGATTTCTGCAGGGAGGGAAGCGATTAAGTATTTTTTCAGACGGCCTCCACGCGCTTTGCCAACTTCTTCGATGTACGGCCAGCCTTGTGTCTTGGCTCGCTTCTCAATCGCCTGTCTTGATACTTGTAGATTTGGCAACCGTAAATTTGCGAGTTCTGATGATGAAAGACTATCTGTTTGCATATAAAACTCCACTTATCCCGCTTTTAGTTCATTTGTAATCATTTGCATGATTTCTTTTAAACATCTGCGTATAATTAGTGCGAAGCACTTAATACTGGCTTGAAATTACGTTCTTCATAGCGTGTCGGCCAAATTACTTCAGGTGGGACGCCTATTGCATCTGCAATGATTTTTTCTCCTTTCAAATAAGGGAATTGCAATGCACCTTTCAATGTATTTGGCGACAAGCCGGATGCAACACTAAGAGCTCTTACTGACCAACCACGTTTTTTGAGTGCTGCAACAATATCTGCGCGGTGCCAATCTGCGTTTTTTTGTACCATTTCACTTACTCCATACGTTAAACCGTTTTTCTAACCGTTTGTTCTTGGTTGATTGAATAATATATGCAACCAGATAACATGTAAAGCGGTTGCATAGAGAAAAATATAAGCTTTCGCTTAGGTTTTCTGTATGTTTTTGTTTATTAAATGAATTAATTTTATGCAACCAAATACATTTAGTTGCATAGAAAGTTGCATAGATATTTTTATGTATGCAACCACATATAGAGATAGCTTATGAATACTTTTAAAGAAAGATTGACCTACTTATGGCGCGATAACCCAAAGCCTGCGGTTATTGCAAGAGATATTGGAATGAGCCCGCCCGGATTTAACCGGATTTGGTATAACGACGGCCTTCCAAATACTGAAACCCTTATAAAGATTCAAGAATCTACCGGGTGTGATTTAAACTGGCTGCTGACCGGCAAAGGCTTGCCGTATCTCGATAAAGCCAGGCCGGAAAACGCCGGAGCATTCTCTGTAAGTAGAAATTCTGATGGAATTACTGACACTATGGGCAACCCTGTCGACTTGTCAGAGTTTGTATTCGTGCCGCGCTACAACGTAGCCGCAGCAGCAGGGTATGGTGCACCGGTCTTCGGCGAAGAACCTTTGTTCTGCTTGGCTTTCCGGAAATATTGGATTGACAACTATGTGACCAAACAGCCGGAAAAGCTGTCTGTAATTACCGTTAAAGGCGATTCAATGGAGGGCGTGCTCAATCATGGGGATTCCATTCTCATTAATCACGCCGAAACCGACCCGCGTGACGGCCTATATGTCTTGCGTATAGGCAATGACCTCTTTGTCAAACGTGTGCAACGTATACCGGGCAAACTGCTTGTAACGTCCGAAAATCCACGTTACGCACCGTTTGAAATAGATTTGAGCAATGCCCAAGACGACATCGCCATCATAGGCCGTGTTGAGTGGTATGGCCGGAGTATCGATTAAATCCATTTTAAAAACCTCTTAAAATAGTTTTAAAAAATTCCCAATCCCGTCAGCTTTCAACAAAAAACCGCGCATTCCGGCGCGGTTTTGTGAAAAAGCTGGCGTAACTTTTCCGGATACAAAAAAACGCCGAAATCCACGTCTTTCGAAGATTTCAGCGTTTTTTTACTCTATTTGTTCCTTGTGCAAAAACTAACAGTCCCCCACATTAGAAGTTATTTGTCTTCATTGACTTCGCGGTCGTTTAAAGGTTGTACGGGACG